ATCAACAGAAAAGAAAAGAGTCTGAATCCGAGGGATGTTGAGGTAGGAGGTGCGGTGAGGTTGGTCGGGAGCATTGTTACTCGGGAGCAGAACAGGCTCACTGGTAAAGTTACTGGTATCCTAGCTGACCGTGAAGGACTTAAGCCCATTACAATTCTTAAGAAAGACTTCGTGCCAGAGCCAGAGCAGGCGTTTATAATCTCCAAGAAACTTGCTGGGTTCAGGTATGTCCTACAAGACCCGCGCACGGGTGAGGACGTAATAGAAACCACTCTTTCAAATATCTCCACCCGCTCCTATAACGCTAAAGAAGTGCTGGCTAACATAGAAAAGATTAAGCGAGGTCTTGATGACCCGGCTAAGGCAGCTAAAGTTGTAGAAGAGGCTCAAGAGCCTTGGTCAATGAAGGCAGTTCCTGTTCCTGAATTTCAGGGAAGCTGGAAAGTGGGTAGGGTTCCTCCCGGATATCCTCGTCAGGAAGTTCCTGAAGCTGAAGATACTGCGGAGTTAGACGTCAAGCCAATTGAGGCTGGGCTATATAGGATCACTATTGGTGACAGAGTATTTAAAGTAGAGAGGAGTATATCTGAAGGAAAAGTAGTAAAGCATAAAGGGCAGGAAGAGTGGAAGGTTTATAGTTTAAAAACTGGTCTAGATCAGCCCCAGATGGATATAGACCCTGATGCTCAGATATATGACGATGACAATTGGGAATGGAACGACACAGTAGCGGGGTTAAAAGGAGCTAAAGAACTCTTAACTCAAGAAGCTTATGCAGTAGGCGCAACTGCTGAACAACTAATAAAAGCTTTCAGCGGTCAGTTCAGAGCAGCCCCTCTTAATAGATGGACTAACCTTTACGGAGTTAGTATAGAAGAGTTCCAGACTAAAGACGGAACAACTTACTTCGAGGTCTACCTTCCAGAGACTTATAACCAGTTTCAAATATCCGAGCGCTTCGCTCAAAGGGCCACTGATGAGGGTCCGGGACAAGCCCTCCAGAGAGCAATGGATAAATATGGAGGGAGCGAGTTCTACGGAGGTCAGCCAGTTGCTACGTGGCTAATAGGTCAAAGACGATTAATGGAAGAGTCTGGTGTGAGCATTCCCCCAAGACAAGCCTTGAGTTGGACTTTGCAGGGATTAACTTTATCCGAAGGGTCTCAGTTCCACATTAATAGGGCACGGCTGGAAGCCGCAAGAGGAAAAACAATACGTGAGGAAAGAGGAGAAGGTCGCGTAAAAGAATGGACTGGTGGAAGACGCCTTATTAAAGTCTCCAAAAAGGGAGAGGCTAGTATTGAGTGGGAAAAGGTTGAGATTATGGAAACCATATTTCCCTCCCAACAATTTATGGCAAGGGCTGGAATGAGAAGATTAACCCGACGAGGCCCGCTCCCTCAAACAGAAATTGTATATAAAGTGCGAAGGGTAGAGAGGAATGAGAAAGGGGAATTAATAAGGGGTGAAATATTCGAGGTTCCGGCATCACAAGTGCAAGCATATTTTGAGCCCATCAGTTCTAGCAGAGCAGCTAATAATGTTTTTAGTGATCTTCGTGAGCCAGATATTAAACAAGAGTCTGACGAAGCGGTAGCAGCAGAGCGAGAAGGCCTGACAGATGAGGAGATAGCTGAAGGAGGCTTTGCTGACTTGGCGGATGTAGGGGAAGGTATTGTTATTGATGACCTATACGATGCGGAGTACCAAGATAGGGTTGACAGTGACTATGGTTATAACCCAGACGATGCTGAGTCGTTCTACAGCCTCTACTTCGATGAAAACGAAACCACAGATGGGGGATTCCCCCAACGCCTCATTGGTTCAGAGCGTGAGGGTGGGACCACTCCGGAAGAGTTGTTCAATATACTTGGCGCATCCTTTGGTGAGGGCATCTTTAACATAGTTAAGATCGTCGGGAACCAAGGAGAACTTCCCCCCAATATCAATACTGACTCCCCGGTGAGAGCGGTGGCTTATAATCATAGAGTGTGGCTAGTTGCGGATAGGATTCCAGCCCATAGAGTTGTTCCTATTCTCATGCATGAGATCGGGGCGCATGGGATAAGGGCTATCGTAGGAGACAAAGCCTACATGTCGCTTCTGGGAACAATAGCAAAGCTTGCGGTTTCTGACGCTGGTGTGCGACAAGCCTATAACATAGCTAAAGCTGCAGTTCGCAAGACTCACCCGGATGCAAATGAATGGATCATCCTAGAAGAAACGATGGCCTACTACGCTGAGAACAATACTCCCGTAAGAAATACTTTCTGGACGAACCTCTTCCACTATGTGCTGCAGGGCTTGCATAGGCTGAAGCTTATGTACACTGACGAGATGAAGGGGTGGCAGGTGATGGTTCTCATCCGGGCCTCCTTTAACGCCCACAGGGACGCTATGAATGGCTCCTATGGCAAGACGAATGTATACACAGCCAACTTCCTAGATATGCCCCTCTACCAGACAGATGAGGAATGGGGAGAGGTCGCTTATGACCCCAGAATGGAAGCTATAGAAAAAGGCGTTCCTTTGAGCCCGGTTCCTGATTGGGTGAGAGAGCATGTTCCAGAGGGGAGGGGTTTAGGCAAGATATTCAAAGTTAACTGGGGCCCGAAAGAATTAAAGAAGTCGGATCAAATTAGCTTCTCATCCCTCTGGCTAGGAAAGCGTCAACCCGGTAGGGAAAGATTCTTTATAACGCCCGGCACTGAATTGTACAGGGCCCTCTTTGATTACTTTGCCGTTATCAAGGGTTATCAGGAGGCTGTAGAAGCTAGGGGTGGTAAGGTTACTGAATCTCCATACCGAACTCATGGCGAATACAAGAACATAGTTAATGAGCGCCGTTTGGATTTCTGGACAGAATATGTTGCTCCTTTGGAGAAGTTTGCTGAAAAGCATAAGATAGATACTAATGATCTTCATGCGTACTTATATGCCAAACATGCTCCTGATAGGAATGCTAGCAAGCTGGAATGGAAAAAGAAAGAAGGAATGCCTCCCTCTGGTATATGGGATACTATAGAACAGGAAAGGTCGGAGGCTAATATATATAATCTTCCCTCAGCAGAGGGGCTCATACTCGAACTAAAGGGAAGGCTTTCCTCAGAGCAATACGCAAGGCTCGAAGAGTCTGCCCAATATATTTATAGAATAAACGATGTTCGTTTAAATATGTGGCGAGATGAAGGACTTATGCCGGAGTGGAAGATTAAAATGTTCATGGGGTTGCCTTATGTGGATGAGAAAGGAAAGAGCCACGGAGCCAATGAAAAAAGGCAGAAGTTTGCTGCAACTTATGTTCCATTAAGAGGGGAAAATATAGATACTGCTTGGGATTTATTTGCTGAGGGAAGACCCGTGTCAGGAATAGGCATCAAAGGAGCTGAGGTTAAAAAGATGCTTGGTCGTCACTCCCCCGCTGAAAGCACTTGGGCATGGTCAATACAACAGGTTAATGACACTATAGACCGGGCTGAAAAGAATAAGGTTGATCAGTCCTTTGCCAGATTTGTCTGGGAGAACCGTGAACTCTTGAAAGACCAGATGGTTGTCATTCATGATCAGGACTTCAAACTGGACAGAGACCCGGAGGGAGCCCTTTTTCTAGGCCTTCATCCTAAGGCTCAATCTGACCCTAACCATGTTATCTCCTTTAAGCAGAACGGTGAGCAATGGCATATCCTAGTTAAAGATAAGCGAATCGGCAGGGCTTTTAATCGAACCCATGTTGTAAATCCAAACAAGTTTTATAATATGTTAGCAGCAACTAATAGATGGTTTGCTCTTATTAACACAACCCTCTCCCCAGAATTCATATTAACCAACTTTAGTCGTGACTATCAGACTGCGCTATTTAATCTGGTGCATGAGACCGCTACGAGAAAAGGGCTTTCTCCTGATATGGCCAAGAAGATGGCAAAGGAAGTCACCCGCAATGCATGGAAGGCTACCAAGGGTATGCATAAGTTTGTTTCAAAGCGTGAGTCTGATACAGAATGGTCTGCTCTGGCTAAGGAGTTTTCAGAGGCTGGAGGACGCATAAATTTTTATGGGTTTAAAGATGTTAATCAGGTAGAGCGTGCAGTTAATACCATGATAGGGGACGCTAGTCCGTCAGGGCGTAGAAAATTCCTGAAGATGATGGGGTTTGGGAGGAGGGGAGTCGCCACGAAAACAGCAGGGGTAGTAAGTGATGTTAACTCCGCTGTTGAGAACACCATGCGTCTCTCTACTTACGCTTCCGTCAAGAAACAGTTAATGGCTAATGGGATGACAGAGAGCGAAGCTATAAGGGAAGCAGCTGATGTAGCAAGAAACCTGACTGTCAACTTTACCATGAAGGGCGAATTAACCCCGATCTTTAATTCATTGTATCTTTTCTTTAACGCAGGAACAGCTGGCTCCGCAAGAGCAATGATGTCCTATGCCAGATCGAGAAAGGTCAGGCAGATAGCCAAAGCTGGGGCAGCTTTTACAATAGCAAACTCCTTGGCGAATTATCTATTGGTTGGAGACGATGATGATAAAAGAAGCAGGTATGCCCAAATACCTATGGATCAGAGAAGCCGACAGATATACATATATGTTCCGGGCTCTGACAACTGGATTAAGATACCGTTAGCCTATGGATTTAACATTCCCTTTGTCATGGGGGATACCTTAGTTGCGCTTGGTATGGGTCAGATTAATCCAGCCCAAGCTGCAACACATCTCCTCGGGTCAATAGTTGAATCTTTCTTTCCTTTGGACGTAGCCAACAGTGACAGATTTCTAGTTCAAGTGGGAAAAACTCTTTCCCCCACTATATCTGATGTTGCTGTAGACCTCCTAGCTAACGAAAACTGGGCTGGTAATCCGATCTATAAAGTTCCTTACCCCGGATCAATGGCAGAACCTCCAGCTTATAGGGCATGGGCTAGTACTAGCAAACCAGCTAGAGTTATCTCAGACTGGATGAACAGATTAACAGCAGGGTCTATGAGCAAATATGAGAAGGGATTAGTTAGTGTAGACCCCACTATTCTTGATTACTTCTGGGGTATAGCCACAGGTTCGATGGGTCGCTTTTTGAAAAACTCTGGAGATATTGGATGGGATTTTGTTACTAAGGGTAAGATTGTTCCTCGCCATAAAGGAGTGGAGGACATTTATTGGAGCAAGGTTCCTATAGCCAGACGATTCATGCACGACGAATTCATTACCAGTAAGTGGGATATCAATACAAAGTACACGGCTTATCGGGAAGAGATAGGAACATCTAAATACTTTGCCAAGGGTCTTTTTATGGAGTTTGGCCCGGAGAGTAAAGAGTGGAGGACGTTCAAGAAAAGTGAGCACTATGAGTTAGTGAAGCTGGATAAATTCAGAAGCAAAACTGAAGGGGCTATAACAAAGCTTTATAAGGCGAGAAAGGCTCTTCGCACGAACAGGCTTATGCGGGAAGATTTAAAGAAACAACATATCATTGATATCGAGAAAAAAATACTCGAACTTAAGCGCCGATTCATAAGAGTGTTCGATGAGAAAATAGGTCGCGGATTGAGGATAAAGTCTCTAAGGAAAGCTGCGTGAAAAATCCCCGGCTGGTAAAGGTTGAGTGGCGAGATATTCTAGGCACATCAGGATGGGAGAAGCCTGATGAAGTTAACCCACCAGTGATAACGACGATAGGCTATTTAATTCAGAAGGATAAAGATGTGGTTAAGGTAGCCCACACCAAAGATGAGAAGGGTGCTTGGTCTGGAATCACGGCCTTTCCCAGAGGATGCGTGAAGAGTATTACGAATATTTCTTCATGATCTTTCTCAGAGTTACAGTCCTTACCCCATCGTAGTAACCTTCCCCATCTAAATCCTCCAGAATTACAACCCCTCTCCACCATTGATGCTCAGTATCCATACACCAACTCTCGGAGTAATCAGGATGAGAGAAACAACCCGCAGACAAACCAAATATTTTTTGCCCGTCCGGTCTGGTATGTTCTGCGTGATTATATAAATGCGAATGACCTTGGACGGCAGAGCAATGAAGTTTAGTGACCAGTGTATGCCCGATATGGGTGCTAGAGATTGGTCTCCCAGATACCCCAGTAGTGAAATAGTGCGAGAAGGCGATTCCTTCTATGGTGACGCACTTCTTGAAGGGAATAACATCCCACCCGAACCCTTCGTACTGCAGGTCTGCGATACCTATTGTCCCATCTAACTCAGCTTGTGAATTTGTGGCTCTAGTTATCCTATCCTCATGGTTGCCTAAGCACATCACTAAGCGTGGCCTATATTGTTTCTTGCCGTTCCTTCTTTTTCTAGCGTTGAATCGGTTCATCTCCTCGAACAATAGTTCTTGGGCCTCGATGGCTGATTGAATGTCCTTCTTGTATCTCCTCCCCTCGAACCCCTTTGTTCCTCTGTCGTAAGAGGACAGGGACGGTAGATCAGCTAGGTCACCCAAGCAAACAACGCACTCAGGCTGCTCCTCCATGAGTAACCGACCTACCGCCCTGAACCTTTCATTGTTGTAATCGGGATGCGCGTGGGCATCAGGGATAATCATTAGGTTCATAGTATCTCACACTTATCCCCGGTACAAGCCAGTTCCTGACTTCCAACCGTGTTGTCATCATCTTCCACTACTGATTCCCAGTTGATGGGTTTCGTTCTGGGAAACGTGGAATACTCTTCCTTGGTTATCTCCTCGTAAGGAGCAACCTCGTAGCTGTGGCTGTCGTCTGCCCTTGGCAGGAAGCTTACGCCACTGACTATGTCAAAGTTCTTGTAGCACCAAGCGCCCACCGCTAGCCACTCGTCCTCACCTACATAGATCGTGACGCTGGGCTTATGCTCACACCAGTGGAGAGCGAACTTCTTCCATATCTCAAGATGCTGTAGAGCACTCACCTCGTGTCTGGTGCGTGACTTCGCAGGAGACTTCATAGGGAACGAGAAGACCATAGCCTCCTTGTTGTATGGGTCATCCTCGTAATGCACACCTGCGTCAATCAGGGCCTGATTCAGAGGGTCTTTCCTGTCCTGTCTGATGCGTCTGATGTAGTGCTTGGAGTATGAAGGATGTAGGCCTGACCCGGCTACGCCTGTAAGCTGACTGACAGTGCCAGACGGTTTTATGCAGGTGATGGCAGCAGAGGGATTGATATCCATCTTCTTGGCCCAGATATTATTCATGGTAATAGCCGAGCCCCTCCATGCCTCAAGCTGAGTGGGTGTGGCATTCAAGACTACTGGGCAATCAAACACTCCGGTAAAACTAACACCCAGCAACCTCTCTTCCTCTGCGTTCTTTCTCCATATCGGTCTGACGTATCTGAAGTCGGTGAGCGCGGATTGAATAGTCCCAAGGATGGTAGCTAACCCTATCTTCCGAGACACATCATCAATCGTGTCGGTTGGGCGTAACACCACTTCTGAAAGGTTGCAAGTTTCTGCACTTCTAAGGCAAATTTCAGAACAGGGATTGCAACCGAACTCGTGGTCCTTGTCCCTCCTTTCCGGCATAAGCTTCTTAGCAGCTTCTCTGTTAAAGATGCCTCGCTCTCCACTATGTGACTCATAAAGGGAGAGCCACTCACGCATAAAGATACCCATGTCGGGCTTCTCTGTGTAACACACGCTGTTGTTAGCCAAGGCTCTCTGGGGGTTCTCTATCCACCACTGCCCTGTCTTTGCGTGTCTCATTCTTTCGTCAGTCAGGTTGCTCAGGCTTATCTCTGCTGCCCTCCTGACGCCACCTACTACCACGCTCTCCCCATTCCAGCACATGAGGTCATGACATTCTAGGCTATTCAATCGTCGGCCTTTAGCGTTCTGGAACGTGTGTATGTAGTGCCCAAACAATCTTTCCAGAGGGTCGGGGCCAGATGCCCTTCCTCCAAATGTCTTTAGTCTCGCTCCGGCTGGGCGAATCCTGCTGTAGTCTACTTTAGGAATCATTCCCTGATAGAGCAGGCTGACTAATTCCCTCAGTCCTTTAGCCCATCCTATCTTGCTATCAGAAACAACAATGGTTGTGTCTGACTCATGAAACTCGTCAGCGATTTCCGGAAGACGGTTAATGAATTGTCTTTCTACGCTGAACCCAACACCAGTTCCACATAGAAGAACGTAGAGGGATTCATCAAATGCTCTTATATGGTCAACAGCAAGGTAAGCGCAGTTGTATCCTGCCATGTTGTCTCTAGTCAGGGCGCCTGTTCCGGGATCAGGGTCAGCGGTCATGAAGGCTCTCATAGAGGGCATAACTTCCATGTCAAGGATAGCTTGTTTAACTTCTTTAGGGAACCCTCCTGCAGTGTAACCAGCTAGCACCCACTCCATATAGTTGGTGTAGCGGTTAACCGTTTCTTCCCATGACTCCCTACGCCCTTCGGAGTCTAGGTAACGTGCGTATCTGCTCTTGTGGATTATGCCTTGGTATTCAGATATCATTTTTTCGCCTTTTCCCATTTGTCATGAGTGTACCATTTCCAC